GAGGAACAAATGTCGGAGCTGTTCGACATCAGTGAGCGACAGCTGGGGCTGTGGAAAAAACAGTACCCATTGTTCAAGGACGCACTCGAAGCAGGTTACACCGACGCTGATGCTGCCGTGCTGGGTGCTTTGTATCAGGTTGCAACTGGCTACACACACGATGAAGAAAAGATTTTCCAGTGGGACGGAGAAGTAATCCGTGCCGACACCATCAAGCATTACAAACCTGACGTGCAAGCGATCAAGTTATGGATGACCAACCGACAGCCAGCACGTTGGACGGATCGTCACACAACTGAAGTGAGCGGTAAGAAAGATTCACCCATTGGTATTCGCGATGAGACGAAGCTCGAAGTCATGTCGAGTATCCTCGCACTGATCAAACCGAAACCCGACAACGTGACCATCGATGGCCGCACTGGCGAGGTGGAGTAATAGCATGCCATCAAAGAGCCCTGCACAAGCAAAATTGATGCGAGCCGTTGCGCACGGATGGAAGCCTGACAGGATAAAAGGTCCATCGAGATCCGTGGCACGTGAGTTCGCAAACGCTGACCGGAAATACTCCGGTGGGTTTGCAGAGAATCGATACTGGACCGGTGGCCTAGCTGCAATGAACGAGGTGAACTCCGGCGTGCCGCAAACTCTCAACTTCCAAGAGGGGGGTCCAGTAGGTACGGGTTATTTGGACTATTACGGAAATGAACCTCAAGTACTGGATCTGGGAAACTTCAAGGATGTTCTTAAGATAGGTGCGATGCAAGCTGAGGGATGGCAGTTCGAGGAAGCCACAGGCACGATGTATCCACCTCTGTGGAACATCGAAACGGGAGGGTTAGAGCAGACTATCCTCGGTGAGACCCAGCCCACTACTACTACTACCACTGCTCCTACTACTACTGGAATCGGAACTCCTTACACATCAGGAATGGCATGGGATTGGGGTGGTTTTGGTAATTACGACGATTGGAGGCAAAACATGATTGACAATGGAATCATGTCTCCCGACCCAGAACCAGCTCCTGTAAGAGACATTCCAGGTGCAGGGAACAGTCCACCTGCACTTTCAGGTGGAGGTTCAGATGAACCTGTCGCAAGCAAATGGACTCCGGCTCAAATAGCAGCGTGGGAAGCCCAGCAAACAGCGAAGGAGAGACAGAGTCCGTATCGAGATCAGCTACGTGAACACAAAGCTCGTGTTGCATCTGCATTACAGCCCGGTTCAGTGTCCGTCGGAGGTGGGACTGGAGGTAACATGATGTCAGGACAGATGGTTCCCCCCGGTGCAATCGGAGGGGATTTACAGAACCCAATCTATGGGGCCGAAGGAGGCTATATGAATTACCAAGAAGGAGGCACAGCAGGTGGCCCAAGGAAACCAGACGTTGGAGGTGGCGCTCCAATCCCCGGTCATCAGGAAGGTACGAACCCCCACGTGCCGGGTACTGCTATGTACCGGATGTGGGAAGATAGATATCATATTGCTCCCCCACCTCCACCTCCGCCTCCACCACCGGAAGAGGAGCCCGGTTTTTGGTCGAGCCTATTCAGTTCCGAAACTGAAGATCTCAAGACCAGAAGCCAAAGAGAACTTGAGGCAATGGGCGAGGCCCGAGGAGGCCACGTGCGTAGGTTCCAAGGTGGTGGACTGGCGCGAGTAGCTCCACCGGTTGGAGGTGTACCTCCATGGGTAGAACCTGCCGGGTACATGGAGCCCGAGGGTTACCAAGCTGGTGGACCGGCTGCACCTCAATGGTCAGGTGCGCAGCGACAACAGTGGCGAGGTGCCGCAGGCAATCCGGCTGCACGGCAGAAGATGAGGGGAGCGTACAACAGCTACACACCTGAACAGCAAGCCGGGTACACCGGAAGAGTTGGTTATCAAAAGGGACCTCAGCCCGGTAATAGGCTGGCAGCGATGCAAGCGGAGCAGGGACGGCACCAACAGGCATTAATGCAGCGGCAGGGTGCGCCTCAGCAGAATCGAATGGCACAGATGCAAGCGGACCAGCAGAATCAGCAGCAGGCATTACAGCAACAGCAAATGCAACCAGCTGTAATGCCCGGTGGTGGTCAGATGATCGGTGGAGGTCAAGGTGTCTTGCCGGGTGAAGGAGATCTGGGTAACTATCGTAAAAGTATTTACGACAGACCATTCGGAAATCTTCGGGACCGAATGAGTGGGCAAGGAACTCCACCTACTCCGGGTGGGCCTGGGAGGTGGAGTCCGCAACAGCGATCACAATGGGGTGGCGCAGGTGCAGCTGAGCGGGGTGCGATGTCTGATCAATATAGCCGGGGTCAAGCGCTGCGAAACCAACCCGGTGGAGGAGGAATTACTGGTGGAGCCAGAGTGCCCCCTAACATGCGAGGCTTCCTGCAGAAGCAACGGATGATGAACCGTCCGCCTTCTAATGTCGGAGGTGGCGTAAACCGGGTTGGACAACAAGATCAGCAAGGCGGACTGTCGCGGGCGATGCAGAGAGGGACAGGTCGTCGTCCGATGTCAAGGCGAGGTGGCTTCCCCGGAGGGGGAACCCGATAACACCACAGCGAGTACATCTACCGTTGGTACCCCAGTTATGAAATAGCCAGTTGTCAACGCAGTGAATGTCCATGTGATTCTCCCTCTGGTTTGAGGAAAGCGTCGGGGCCGTACACCTTCATCCCCGGCACAAGCCCCCTGAGTTTGTTGCGTACATCGTCACGATCATCGATGACGATCTCTGGTCGGTACTTCTTCACCCACTGCACAACCAAGTCGGGACCTTTGATCTTGGTCTGTGTCGGCAGGCGTTGAATGAGATCTACTTTACCCCACAAATCGTGCGCGCGCAGCCACTGCTCTTCATGGTTGTATTTGTTGATAAAACGGGTGCTGTAAACAAGCGGACAGATCTCATTCTCGATCCACTCATGCATAAGATCCAGAATGTGCTGGCGTGGCTTATCCTCGATCAATCCCTTGTAGTATTCCTTCCACGATGGACGGTGACGGACGTCAGTCTTGGTATTAGCCTGAAGGATGGCTAAGCGAGTGGTGTGATCGGTCAGCGTACCTTCCAGATCGACCATTGGTGCAGGCCAGAAGTACTCCGCGATCATCTGCGTTTCTTTGCTCTCTTCTTTTTCTTGGCAGGATCGAAGACCATCAGCTGCTTCTTCATCTCTCTGATGAATTCCATGAGCACCTCTCTGTCGCCCTCATTTGTTAGGCTCACTTCGAAGTCTCCACTGAGCTTCCGACCTTCGAGTTGCATCACTGCTTTGCGGTGCTGTTTCAGGAACATGTCTTCCTTCCTATGCTGTTTGTTGTTTTGGACGTCGCAGATAAGCTGCTCTGAAACGACATTCGTCAGAACAATATTCAGTAATGGCGAGACCCTCAAACTTATCGCCACACTCAGGGTTCGCACACTTTTTCTTGTGGCGTTTGCGCATCTGTGCCATCTGGGCACCGACGCTGTCGCTAGGGGCTTTGCTTGCCATAATTCCTCTCCTTGGATTCAAATTCAAGCCCTATTATACACAGATCCGCTTGCGTGTAAAGAGAATCAGGTCTCATTTAATGCCCGAGCCTCTTTGGCATGGTGCATCAGGGCTAGCCCCATTTTTTCAGCGTCATCTGGCGGCAGCGTAAACGTGGTAAGCCTCTGAGAGAACAGGGTAATTACCTGCCCGTCCTCTACCCCCACCTGGATGCTCAGTTTGGGCTTCTCTTCAGTGGAAGAGGTCTCCGTCTCCTCTTTGGACTCGTTCTCGCTCATCTTCTGGTCTCCTGTAACGGACATCATTTTCGTAGAATACTTTCGACAGCCACATTCCTAAAAGAAATCCTACGCATAAAGTAGGCCACAACCACCACCAAGGAATCATGACGCGCCCCCCTAATCATACCTTCTACTGACAGGACCACGGGGCAGCTCGTCCTCAACAATAGGAAATTCGTACAAGAAATTGTCATCACCTTCGACTGCAATTCTGATCGCCATCGAAGCTACCTGCACAGCTTCACGCAGCACCTCCTGCGTGCTGGTACCTTCCTTGCGATCATGTTCCATCATCGCTTTGGCTACCTCACCTACCTCTTCGACCAGTGCGCACAACATGTGCGTGGTGCCGGGGAATGCTGTGCGTGCAGCTGCCAACTCGTCCCGGATCATGACGAAAATTAAACCGTCGGGGCTGGTGAGTCGATCACTGGCAGCGTTGTCCCACGCAACGCACTGACAGAGTGACAGGTCAGAGCCGCACTCGGTGCAGCACAGTGTGTTGTGTTTGTTAAGGAAGGTACAGCTACGTGTTGTCATGGAGAGTCCTCCGCAAACAGACGATAGTTTTCTGGCTCTCTGAGCGCAGAGTCTAAGGTATGAAAAGCATGTTGAGGGGCGTCTCTGCTTATTGTGTTCCATGCCATGGCGAGCAACTCCTCGTGCGTAGCCCCATTAAACTCATCGGCATCCTTTCCGTGAATAATGTAGATGACGCCCGGTGTTTCTGCAATGATCCAGACGATGCCACCGTGAGATACGTTGAGACCAATCCATTTCCGTTGGGATGTGTGTAGTCCCTTCTCCTCGTCGGAGAATGGTACCCGCAAGCTGCGGTCGGTGGCTTTGAGTTCCAGTGTTCCACTGGTACAGATCTTATCCTTGGTGACTTGGAAGTGAACGTCCGGAAATCCAGGCGCAGTATCTGGAGATTCAATTCTGGAGTAATTCCCCAGAGGCAGAACAACATCCCTCAGCCAGTCCCACAAATTACCTTCGTTCATAAAACCAATTTCCTACTAAAATATTTGACTACTTTTTCACGGATTTCTCTATAAGCTTCAATTCTCCACCGCACTTGCACTTACCCGGCAGCACTCTCCGGTAAACTATTTCGACACGTGACACGTATCGTTTGCAACGTTCGCAGCGCAATAATTGAGGCAGCTCCGTTACTTTCTCCTCTCGATGCATCATGCGAACACCGCTCGAGTTTTTCGATTTCTTTTCTTCTTCTTACGATGCTTGTCAAGCACCAGCGTTGCGAAATCTTTCTTACGTGCGACTGCGTCGTAGTACTCATCCTCGATTGTGTCTCGTGCCAGCAAGAAGTAATAGTTCACCCAGTCAGTAGTCTGCATGTTCATGATGCGGAATCTGGCCTGCTCGAACGTGATATGGCTGTAATCCCAGCTGTACAACACGTAGGTGTTTGCTTCAGACAGATCGAAGCCCAGACCGCTCTTCACCTGCAGGATGACGAAGTCCACGTCGAACGAATGATCCCACTCGTGCTGCCCAGAGATGATCTTGTAGGTCCACTCGAACTCATCGAATTTTGCAGCGATAGCTTCTATCTCATGCGTGAAGCGACAGCAGATAACTGCTTTCTCCTTACCGAAGCCGGAGAGCAACCCCATGAGCTTGTCGAGCTTCTCCGTACCGACTGGAATGACGGTGCGCTTGCGTTTCTTCTGGCCTGGAATTCGTTCTTGGTGCAGGAGGAAACCACCGCACACTTGCTGCAATTTCTGAACCAGTGTCACGGGCAGCGGTACATCAACCGTAAGCCCGTCAATCGTGGTTTCTAGATCCTTCTCCAGCTCGTCATAGATGTGACGCGTGCTGGGCCGGAGATCGAAGTACACCTTCTTCCTGCGGATGCGCACCTGCTTCTTACCCATGGCAACGCGCGCTTCATTGAATGTGATGCGGTAGCTGTGCTGATGGATCTTCTCCATGATCTCGTCGTCGTACCGGTAACCGACGATCACGGGATATGTTCGCTTATCCCGTCTCTGGCGTTCTTCGTAAATGATGTAGCGCTCTTTGAACTGGGCATAGCTGCCGAAGATCTCGTTTTTACCGATGAAATCGAAGATCGCCCAGTACTGCTCGAAGCCCTTATCGGTTGGTGTGCCGGTCAGTGCGAGCTTCCACTGTGCACGTTTGCCCAGCGTACGAACGAACCGGGACTGGGCAGTCCCAGGTTTCTTAATGAAGTGAGCTTCGTCAGCGATGACCATGAGCGTGCCGCCATCATCGACCCAATTCTTCGACCACTTGTACCACTGCTTGCGCAGCTCCAGGTTCTTAACGGGCTCTTGGTACGTGACGATGTAGATGTCACAGTCCCAGTCGTTATCGAGGTGCTCCTCGATCTGTTGCTCCCACGTCGTGACTGCCTTCTTCGGGCACACGATGACCAACACCTCTGGCTTGCGGTCATCCACAACAGCCAAAGAGATCAGGCACTTCCCTGTGCGCTGCTCCGGAAAAAAAGCGAAGCCGCTGTGCGGTAGTGCTGCAGCAACGGCTTCGATTTGGTACGGACGAAGTTCCGTCCGGATCACTACGCCTTCTTCAGCTCACTGACCGGGATTTCCCATTCCCCCTCTTCGTCGTCCACGACAACTGCCATGTCGTCTTCGAGGCCTTCGATGACGCCTTGGACATCTACCTCTTCTTCCTCATCGTAAAAGACGACGCGTGCGCCGGGACGCAGAGCACCCTTACGTGCAGCCTTTTTCTTGCCTGCTTTCTTTTTTGACGTCTTTTTCTTTTTGCTGCGTGGGGCTGGAGCCTCTTCTTCTTCCTCTTCTTCCTCTTCTTCTTCTTCGGACTCTTCCTCTTCTTCTGTCTCCACGCTTCCCCCTGCTTCCTCGATGTACTGTTCTGCCACTTCCTCCGTGAGGTAGCCAGTTACACGAGGCTGATCCTTCTCTTCGTACTCTTCGTTTTGGATCTCCAAACCGCACTTGTTCCCGATCAGCTCGTCGGGATCAAAATCGAATGGACCGTCCGGGGTGTCGTACCCCATGCAGTTCAATGCGGTGCGCAGTACCCACAGTGACTGCGGTAGCAACACGAACCGGTCGAACACAGTCGAACCGATGTTGGTCTTCCATCGCACGACGATCATGTCGTTGCCTGCTGCGCTGGCTTCCATTTCAGCGCTCATGATTTCAGCAACGTAGTAACCGTCAGGCGTAGGCATTCCACCCCCGGCTTCAACGTCAGTGAAATCTACTGAAATGACATTGGATCTGCTCCGTCGCCCCCCCGCAGCTTTCTTTTTTGAGCCACGCTTTTTCGTTGGTGCTTTCCGTTTAGGCATTAGCTTCGTCTCCTGATTTTACGTTTTGGTTTCTGTTTGCCCGAGGTCAGATCCTTAATCTTCTTGTACGTCGGATTGACAATCAGCTCAGGGATTGGCCCTGCGGACACCGGTCTGCGGATCTTTGTCGAATAGAATGCGTGTGGGCCGACCCGCATACAGTAGTCCACGTGGCGCACTTCTTCTTTGTCTTCAGTTTCCCAGCGTTCCTTGATGAACGTGGACCCGATGGCATCAACCGCACCATCGAGGAAGGATCCTACTGATGGCATCACGCGCGCACCGATGTTGGGTTCGATGTGCTCCTCTTCCTCATCTCCCGGTTCATCTATGCGCTCGTGCGCAATCAGTAAGAGGTTGTAGTGATCCGACAGGTCTCGGAAATCACTGATCGTTTGTTTCAGCATGCCGGAGAGCTGTCCCCAGTTACGCTGTGTGAAAGTTTCGTCGCGTCCCTTACGCCCCTTGCGTAGCACCTCCGCCATACCGATATCTTGCAGGTTGGTGACCTGATCTATGACGACGGATGCATACTCAATTGAAGTCTCCTTGTTGAGTAGTGCCCAGTACAGCTCGTCGAATTCGCTCCACTGAGTTACACGCACGACATCTATCTCTTCCATATCTGCAATGGTCTCAGTGCCCCGCTCGTTCGTGTCGATGAACAGGATGGGCTTCGGGAACGTCGAGCCGAAATGTGTCTTGCCGGAGCCGGAGCGACCATACACGAGCATGACCAGATTGGTTTTGAGTTCCGTCACCGGCTGGATTTTGTCGAGGATAGAGGTGGGTTTCGGATCCAGTTTCTTCCCCGGCTTCCGTTTTTTTGTCACTTTTTTTCTAGCTGGCATGGGCACTTCCTCGTTCTATGTATTCGCTCTTCTTAATGAAGTCAGCATCGAGACCCCGGACCTCAGCCTCACAGATCATTCGGTACTCACAGGTGGCGCAGTTAAACGATGACATGCTACGAGAGCAACGCCCACCGTCTCTCTTTGCCTGAATCTCTGCTGATGTTTGCAAGAAATCGTTGACCACCTCGACGATCATGTCGGTGCCGGGAGTGGGCAGGAACACACGCTCGTAGAATGTATCTTCCTTCCCTTCGAGCAACTCCAGCATGTCCACGTACTCGGTTGCGTCGAGACCTTCTCTTCGGATTGCTTTGAGATAGGTGTATGGATCGCAGTCCAGGTTCTTACGCTTCGACAGGCCTCCCTTCTTCAACACCTCTGGCTCCGTCGGTGCCTTCGAGCGTGCGTAGTCCCAGCACACTCCATCGATCTTCTCTTTCGGATTTTCCATGCCGTAGGCCCAGACATACAGCAGCAGCTGCAGCTCGCTGAATCGGTCGTCAGCCGTTGGAATGCTCTTCAGGAATTTATGGTCCATCACCCACCGACGTCCCTGCGGGTCAGTTGCAATCTTGTCGATGAAGCCGATGAATGTGACCGGGATGTGGAACGGCTCGATGTCCAGATCCACCTCGACCTTGATCTCACTTGCCTCGTACGTCAACGGATCCTTCTTGTACTTACGTAAATAACCCTCGAAGATCTTGCCGCAGTCGCCGATGACATCTCCGTGCATGTCACGCTCTTCCTCGAAGTAGGTGGCAAACTCTTCGGCGTACGTTTCGAGCACGTCCCACGGATCAGGACCCTCGTAATCGTGGTCCATCTTCGCGAACACGTAAGCGTTCAGCATCTCGTGCAGCATCTCACCCTTCAGCAGACGCACACCTTTGAACCTGCGCTTGATGCGCTGAGAGTAGCGGTACTCCCAACTTTTTGGACAGCGTCGGTACGAATTGACTTCGCTGAAACTAATAATTTCTTTAGGCTGCGACATCGTACTTCACCCCTTTACCCCACGGTCCCAGCTCTGCCTCGCCCTCCATTGGGACGTTGAGTCTGATTTTGAATGTCTTCATCAGCTTCGGTCGCTTTGCCATCTTCAACATCTTCGGAACGCACTCGTCGATGTATTCGTTCTTTACGATGGTCAGCACCGAGTCATGATGCTCACCGACCAGCCGCACCTTGTTGCGTGGGAAGGTCTGGTGGATCTGGATAAGGATCATTACTTTATAGTCGCCAATCATTGCCTGAACACCTGAGTTGACTGACTGACGCTCAGCTTCCATACGTACGTGCTTGTCTTTGGCCTGGATGCCGGGAAGTCTGCGCAACCGACCAGTCAGACAGCGCACGTGACCGTTCGCACGAGCAAGTTGTTTAGTCTTGCGATGCCAGTTATCGAGTCGTGAGTAGAGACGAAAATATGCCTTACGTGCGTTCTTTGCTTCAGCCATCGTCGGGGTCCACCCGTAATCCTTCTTCGCCTGCTCAATGAATTTCTTCTCATACATCCCGTAAATAAAACCGAAGTTAACTGCTTTTGCTCTGGTCCTGCCGTCGTACCATTTCGGCTCGACCTTGGTGCAGGCTTTTGGTCCTGCTTCGAGCATGATGTCGAGGCAATCGCTATACGATGGGTTACTGCAGCGCATGTAGGTTGGCTCAAGGCATTCTGCAGTGAACCACACTCTGTCAGTCCACTCGCTCTCCTGACTGATGGACAGGTTCTCAATCATCGTGCGCCAATGCACATCGATGCCTTCGTTAAAGCAGTTCATCATTTCAGGATCACGGGAGAGGTGTGCAGCAATGCGCATCTCTGCCGTGGCAATGTCCATGGCAACGAACGTCCAACCCTTGGGTGCAGTGATCAAATTGCGAATCTTTCCATCGCGCGGGATAGGATGCAGCGGAGAAGAATATCTGCCAGTGACAGTGCCGTGCAGTTTGTAATCGAAGAAGTACTGGTCGCCGATTCTATATTTCTGCCAGCCCTTGATGTACACGTTGAAATTTTTGTCGGCACCACGAAATTCGAGCAGCTTATCAACGACGGGGTGCTTGAGGTGGGACAGTGCTTCTTCGGACGTAGACTTCGCTTTCTTCGCAGTGAATACCTTGCACGTCAGGCCCAGCTCTTCGTATAACAGGTGTGCGATCTGCTGTGGTGAATTCCAATTCACCTCGTAGCCAGTCATCTCGTTCAGCTCTTCGCGCGCTGTGATCTTTTGTGAGAGCAGCTGCAGCCCGATCTCTTTGCGGGCAGGCTCATCGACGGTGAGCCCCTCCATCTCGGCATCTTCCATCGCGCGGGCACCGGGCATCGTGATCTTCCAGTAGAGACGATGCAGGCTGGGCTGCTCCCTGAGCATCTCCTCGAACAGTTTGCCCAGCCTGAGCGTGTACGCAGCGTCCTGTGCACAGTATTTGTAGTTGCGCACGGGCTTCTCGGATTTGCCCTGTTTCTCCGCCAGCGGGATGTCGTACTCAGGCTCATCAAGGTGTGTACGGCACATGCTGGTCAGATCGTGGGCTAGGTTTTCATCGAGCACGTGATGTGCCAGCATGACGTCGAACGTCAGCCAAAAAGACCCACCAAACTTACACCGCATCCACTTGTTATCGAACTTCCCGTTCTGAGCGTACGTCCGCTTCTTATCTTTATGAGCGATAGCAAAAAGCAATTGCATCAGTTTCCGAAGAGCGTCTCCGTGCGCAAAGGGGCTATGGGAAAATCGTTGGTAATCAGGGTGCATAAACCCAGGAATGACCCAAGTCTTATGAGCCAAAGCAATCCCGATTGCAGTGACGTACCCGTCTTCCTCGAATGGGAAAAGCCCAGACGTCTCCGTGTCGAATGCGAATTCGGGTGCCTCCTTAAACTCTCGTATGAAGGTGTCGAGGTTACCCTTCCGGACAACCGACCAGTTGACTGTCTCCTTGCGCAGGCCGCTCTCTATGAGGCGGGCAAGCCGAGCAATGTCATCCTTCAAACCGGGGAGCTTCGACGGATCGCGAAGCGTGTACGCCGGATGGAATATTGGCATACCGATGTAACCGACTTTAGAATTCTCAATGACCTCGCCATGGAATTGATTAATCTTAGCTCTGCCTCGAAACAACGTCTTAGTCGCGGGAACTCCAGCGGTAACGACGTAAGCGGGATTTAACTCAGCGATCTCGTCATCGAGGTAGTGACGACACGCTTTAATTTCTGCTGCGGTGGGAGTTCGATTCTTGGGGGGGCGACACTTGACGAGGTTGGTAATGTAGGTGTCCTCGTCCAGGTTATTACGTTGCAACTCCCCTCTCAGAATCCGTCCGGAGTCACCGACGAAGGGAACGCCGCGTTTATCTTCCTGCGCACCGGGAGCCTCTCCGATCACCATGACCTTGACGTTTTTTCGAGGTCCATCCCCGCTCATGCACACCGTATGTGCAGTGGCGTAGAGGCCACACTCAGTGCAGTCGGGGTTGATACTCGTCATGAGCCCAGTTGGATCGAGACCATTTGCAGTGCTCCGGTTCTGCTGTAGGATGGTCGGTCCCGCAGCACAATAAACACTCAGTCAAAATTGGAGAGGGAGCGTAAATTCCGTGACGGTTTCAACACTCCCTCCCCAGTACCCAGATCCCAAGGAAGGACGAGTTGGCACAGAGTAAATCAACTGACTTCCTTGCGCAAACCGCAGAGGACTGGCTAGAGAAGGGGGTCTACACGGTACCGCTTCGAAGCAGGTCAAAACGTCCCAAGGGCAAGGACTGGCCCCATTTGAGGCTGGTTGGAGAAGATTTCAAAAACGGAGCTTTCAAGCCGGGAGATAACATCGGCGCGCTCTGGGGCGAGGCTTCTGACCACGCTACCGACATCGATCTGGACATGGATGAGGCTGTCTGGGTAGCTGAATACATCCTGCCCGAGACATTCATGTACGGGCACACCGACAAAGAAGATTCTCACTACGTTTACCGCATCGTCGGAGCTGAAACGCACAAGTGGCAGGTGTCGGAACTGGGCACCGTCATCGAGATCCGTTCCACGGGAGCACAGTCAGTTATCCCTCCCTCGACGCACCCTGATGGGGGGAAGTACTTCTCCAATGATATGGATGCCGAGTTCGCCGAGCTGGGCAAGCTGGAGATGGAACGCTACGCCGATGAGATCGCAGTCGCTGCGGTGTTCACTCACTTCTACCCGACAGAAGGATCACGTCACGACTACGTGCATGCGTGCACGGGAGCACTGTGTCATCAAGAGTGGCAGGCCGATAAGATTAAACGCGTGATGGCTGCGGTACTCACTGTTATTCAGGAGGATGAAGACGAACTCGCCGACCGCAAAGGGTCCGTTGTTAACACCATAGAGAAACACCACGCGGGTGATCGCACGAAGGGATTCACGACGCTGCAAGATTGGATGAGCATGCCGGTGATCACAGCACTGCGCAGGTGGACAGAGAGTGGCAAGGCGGAGGGTAAGGTGGTCCTGGCCCCCGCGAATCTCAAGCCTACGTCGGCGACACTAGCATTCGATGAATCATTGTTAGAAGTGCCCGGTCTTATTGGGGAGGTTAGCCAGTGGGCGTGCCGAGAGTCGTTTGTAGATCAGCCGATCTTTGGATTAGCTGCAGGGATCATGTGCACTGCGATAGCAACCTGCAACCACTACATCGTGCAGCACTGGAAGACACCACTGCAACCTTATCTGATGGTCACTGCTCCGACCGGCGGAGGGAAGGCTTCAGTGATACGAGCTATCAGGACTTTCGGAAAGAAAATGGGACTGGAGGACGTCGTCTTTAAAGGTTTTCAATCCTACTATGTGATGCTCGACGTCCTTGCCGAGGAAAGCATGGCGTGCTGGCTGTGGGATGAGGCAGCTCGTTACATGGCAGCGGCGAAGAATTCCAACTCACCCGATTACACAACACTAAGTCACGTCATTTCGCTGTACGGTGAGGCAAACAGTCACGTCTCCGCAACCCCCGGACGCAAGCAATCAATCCCGGCTCTCGATTATCCTTTCCTTACGGTGCTCGCTACTGCGCAACCTGAGATGCTGATGGAAGCGCTGACCAGTGCGGCATCTGAGACAGGCTTCGTTAATCGTTTCATTCTCTTTGACACAGGTACGGAGTTTCGCAGTAGAAACTTAAATCGCAGTACCGTATTCCCATCTATAATTAGTAGGCATTCGAAACAGCTCCGAGATCACGAGCCTGCTGACGGTGATTTCACTGAAGTAATATTTGAAGACACTCGTACCTACACTACATTCGACAAGTTTGAGGAGACATCCAGACGTCGAGCCGGAGCGGGTCAGTACAGCTGGGCGAGAGCAAATCAAAATGCACTTATCCTCGCAGGCCTCGCAGCGGTAGGGATAGACGCACAGCGACCGGTCATCGATATCAATCTGTGCAAGTGGGCAATCGACCTCGTGACATGGAGCAACAACTGCTGGGAGGCTAAGGTAAGTTCGACGGCTTCAGGTGATAACTACATCGAGAAGGATTCGTTCAAAGTCGAAGGCATTATCAACAACCCACAGAAGTACGCTGATCAGAAGAACAGTGACAACCAGCGCAATGCACTTCAGCACGGCTACACTCCGTTAGCGGTCATCGCGCGCAACACACGAGGCATCGATAAGAAACGTCGCATGCAAATACTCGACGACCTACATGAGTCGGGGCTGATCAACTCCGCTGAGAAATTCAAACAAGTCGTATACTTCCCGACTCCCCTAAGTGATTGATCCTATTTGACATAATCAAGGCGGCTTGACACGGCTACGCTCCCGTGTTATTGTGAATGCCAATTCGCAATATACAGTAGAAGGAGCAAGACCGTGAGTAGAAAAGTAGTCGAAG